GAGATAAAAAAAGAGTGCCCAATTTTGAGCACTCACAGATACGACAATGAAATCAATGTCGTAAATTAGATATTTTCAACACGGTTGGACGGGTCAGATTCATTGAGTTTTAAGCTAAATTTGCCTATTCCTCTCATGAACTGGCTGAATTGACTGCATGATTGATAGATCGTTTTATATACAACAGCAGGTTGATACTTGGTCTTTATTTCAAGAACTCCAGTAGCTAGTTCCTCGCAGAAACTGCTATAACGAGCAAAAAATTGTTCCTCACTGGAAGCCGTTAGATTGATCTGAAGGGTTAGATTTCTCACATCTACCCTTGGATTGGCAATAACTACCCTTTTCCCATGCTCTAATCGGCTCTCATTCTCTATGAATGCTTTACTAGGGGCAGGAGTCATTAATGCAGATAATGAGGTATCATCCATGCTTATTCCCCATTCTACGTAAGCATCCTTGCCATTTATGAATAATTCTTCTTTCATTGGAATACTATCACTTCTATTTATTATTTACTATTAAATTGTTTAATTCCGCTATTTATACTATCCAACTTATTACCAAATTCATTTATGATTCTCTTCTGATATCCTGCTATATCTTCCAAATAACTGTTAGAAGAAATAGCAAGGTTCCTTATCTCTGTCAGGGTTATGCTATTATTCCCGACTGTCACTGAAATAAGGTTCATTGACACTAACATGGATAACATGGAGTTCTTTATTTCTTCATTGGATATCTGTAAAGCGGTAAAACGACCGTTAAGTTCTTCGCCTGTATCTTGAGACATGGCAGCAAATCCTTTTTGGGAAGAGGATTGAGACGCAGATTCAGATTGAGTAATATCAATCCCCGCTGTATCCTTTATTGTATTTGATATATTCTCTGCCATTCCTTGTATAGCTGGAAGTTGTTCTTCTGCGTTTTTCATTAGATCAGCCGTAAGCTTTGATACTTGTCTGTTTAGTTCGACTTCATCAATTAATCCTTTAGCATAATCATCATACGCTTTATTTATCTTACTTTGATAACTATTTTCACCCTCTCCGAATATCTTAGATAAAACAATGCTTTTCAGCATATCATTTGCAATATCCCGGAATGTATCAGAAGCGTATTCTTTAAAACTAGCTAAAGCATCTTTCCCACTATCCAGCCAATCCCAAATGCTATCCACGAAATTATCGACTAATGGCTCATATAAAGAGCTTACATATTCATGAAGCTGCTCTAAATATTCATCATACTTTTCACGAAGTTCAACTAGCGACTCTAATGTTTCCTTAGTCTGTCCTACTAATTTATCACCATATTGATTTAATATAGCATTAGCAGCTTCTTTATTGATTAACCCTTCATTATCGAATAAT